ACAGCTAATATAGATAACTTTATAGGTATTTACGATAATTATATTCTTAAATCAGAGTGTGATAAAGCTATAAAATTTTTTGAAGATCAAGATAAATTTAAAAAAACTTTAAATAGAGTCGCTTTTGAAAATGCATCCGTTTTAGATAAACAAGATCAGCAATGTTTTGCAATGCCTAACAACATTAATGTATGGTGGAGAGAATTAAAATCCTTAATTATTAATTTTGATATGGCATTTAAACACTATGAGAAAACCACTGGAGCTAGGGAGGCTTATGGTATAGATCAGTTTTATTTTACGGATATAAAGATTCAAAAAACTTTACCTACAGAGGGATATCATATTTGGCATGTTGAGCATGGTAGAGGATATGATACGGAGCCTAGAGCGTTTGCTTTTTCTGTTTATTTAAATGATATAGAAGAAGGTGGTGAAACAGAGTTTTTACATTTTTCAAAAAGAGTAAAACCTAAAACGGGTAGGATAGTTATTTGGCCCGCTGCTTTTCCTTATGTTCATAGAGGTAATCCACCCTTATCTGGAGAGAAATATATTCTAACATCCTGGATGAAACTCAACGCAGACAGGTAAAACTTTTACGGATTAGAAGTATAGGATGTAGGTCTGGCACCTAGTCTAGCAAGTTTATCAGATTCAGATTCACCTTCCACGTTATCATCGTCCCATTTATTTTGTAAAGATACTAATTGAGCAGCATCCCATTTATCTATAAATTGACTTTGAAAGTCTCCTAACACAGCTGGATCATAAATAGAATGAGGAGTCTCATCTCTATATTCCACAGAATCTGTGGGTACACTATTTCCGTATTGGATAGCCCAAATATTTGCAAATTTTGCTTCGTTCCAAATAGGATCATCTTTAAGTCTGTGCCCTGCACCTTCCTCTGCCCCCTCATCATATTTTTTAGTTATTTTCTTATCGTCAAATACTACTACCCATCTTGCGTTTGTTGCCATATTTTCTCCTATGTTTTAATTATATAAATTACTGCTAAGTAAGGTTGTAAAACTGAAGTTGAATCACCTGTAAAAGTTGCACTCATGTTGTGAGAGTGACCTGAGTCTCCTCCAGTACTACTAGTTGCAAGTGATCCTGCCCTGTTTGGAAGAACCCCTTTACTTGGACCCGGGTCATTTTGATTTACATTGTGAGTGTGAGATGCTAACTGCGCTGTTGAAAGAGTTGCGTTAGCTGTTGAACCACCCACGTTTCCAGTTGATTGAACTGTGTTTGCTCCGCCAGTTGATGCTAAAGCTTTATTGTTAGATTTTCCGACCGCTACGTTATCTTGTAAGTCAGGTAAATTAAAAGTAGAGGCGCCATCACCAGCTCCGTAAGTTGTACCTACGATTGCAAATAATGCAGAATAAGTTGATCTTGAAACGGCCGCACCGTTACACTCTAAGAAACCTGTTGGCACTGAAGATGAAGACCACGGCACAATAGTTGCCGTAGGAATTCCTTCGATACCTGTAAGGTTTGCCCCTGAAAAATCGTATTTTGTTGCTTCGTAATTTGACATATTATTTCTCCGTGTAAGTCCATCCTGTTGTAGCGTCGCCTGAGAATACTAATCCAAAAGCTGCGCCTTGTGTGTTAACAGTTAAGTTAGATGCAGCATTAGCGATGTTAGAACCATTTCTTCCAACTACTAATGCATTTGAGTTAAAATCATAACCTTGGTCGACAAAATGAACTTCATCTCCAGTTGCCGGTGATGCTGGAAGTGTTACCGTTACAGATCCACCATTTGTATTTACTAAAAGTTTAGCACCTGCTTGGACTGTTTCTGCAGCAGATATTGCTCTCCACTTTCTGTACTCGTTTGTTTTAACTATATTTGTTCCGTCTGAATATAGAATATAACAGTTTCCTTCACATAAAAGCACACCTGTTCCAGATGTAGTTTTAAAAGTTAATGTATTTCCTGCATGATCGCAATCGTTTTGCACGATATAAGTTTTTTCTATAGAGTCTGGTATTGTTACGTTTAGATTTCCAGCCAACGTACCTGTTAATCTAATTACATCGTTCTTACCATTAGATAAAGCACCATTACTAAAAGTAAGGGCTCTACTTGCATTAGTTACGTTAAAAGTTGTGAAACCACCGATAGCTTGTTCTAAAATTAATAAATTTGTATTTGTAATTTGTCCCCAAGTTCCCGAGTTTTCACCGGTTGCTTGAACTGTAAGTTTTAGGTTAGCAGATGTTGAATTCGCCATATTTTGTTCCTTATCTATTCATTTTATTAAAATAATGAGTTTGTGTCAAACTCTTTATGCAGCCACCTCTTGCCAACCTGGAGGATCTATAGGTGCTGAACCTGTATTAACTTCGTTCCAGATTAAAGCATTACCACTTCCTTGACCCATAGTCAACTCAAAACCAGTCACTAAAATATCTACGTGAATAATAGCGGTCACACTAGCTAATTGAGCATTCATAGATATACCAGTTACATCTACTTCTTGCCCTGGAACCGCTGTAACACTAGCTAAAGTAGCAGTCATTGGAAGCCCACTTGGATCGGCCCCCGCTCCAGCTAAACCTGCAGCACTACCTAAATTTGCGACCATTGCTTCACCAATGATCATTGCATCAGGGGCTGGATCTACATTACCAAGAGTTACTTGAGCTACGTTTAAAGTACTTAATTGTAAATTAGCATCACCTTTAACAGCTTGTGGTGCGCTTACAGCTGCTGTCATGGCTATTCCAGTTACAGCTGCAGTAGCAAACTGACCTTCAACTCCCCATGCATTTACGTTCCATTGTTGTCTACCCCAACCTGTTTGGTTAAAGGCTTCAATGGTTCCAAGTCCCATGGACATTGCAATACCTGTAGCCATTGCGTCAGGACCAGCATCAGCTACTCCTAAAGCTGAAGTCATTGCAATACCGGTTGGAAATACTTTTGTTTGAATATCGATGTTAGTGGTAGTTCCAAGACTAGCGGTCATTAATTGACCGTTGTTTGTTGAAGTGGTGGCAGTTACATCAATATGAATTGTTGGGCTACCTAAAGCCCCTGTTATAGGAAGACCTGTAGGAAGAACGTTACCAGCAATGTTCCAAGCGAAATCACCCCAGTTGGCTCTACCCCAACCTACATTAATTTCACCAACAGTTGCTTCGTCTCCTAAAGTTGCAGTTAGGGCGATACCCGTAGGTATTATAGTCGGGTTTGCTAAATCATTCCATTGGTTTTGACCCCAAAAGCCGGTGCTCCAAGTTCCTGATCCACTCATAGGAGTTTACCCCCTACGATTAACCAGAGATCCTTAGAATCGCTGCTGTTGAAGTTTGTGCTGGAAACTGAATTGTAAATACGCCTGAAGTAGCTGTTTTATCTCCACCGAAATCTAAGACACATACAGATGCGTTTGTTACCGCAGATGATGTATTATAAATTAACGCTCCTCTTGCAGTTATAGTAACTCCAGTAAAGGATCTATCTGCAAAGTCTACTCTTGCTACACCAGCTGTTATTGAAGTTGCTAAGTTTACAAGTGCTCCTCCACCAGAAGTGTATTGACCACTGTTACCAACTTCTTGCGTAGTTGTAAATGAAGTTGTCGCTGAGTTTAGAGTTGCTGAAGAAGTATAAAGAGCTATCTTAAATTTGTCACCACTTGAGCTTGAAAAATTAGCATCACCCTCTAGTAGTTGTTTCTTAAACGAATTACAAATTGCTTGTGTTATTGCCATGTTTATCTCCTATTTACCTATACGAGGAACACCACTTTGATATTCATCTCGTCTTCTTCTTCCCATTTGTTCTATTGAGAAGCCTTCTATCGCTTGTTTATACTTTCCTTCGTATAATTGCAAGAGATCATTTGGCCCTTTTAAGAAACCGTATGCCTCGACTAGGCATGCATATAAAAGTCCGTTGGGAAAATTCAAACTTAAATATGTAGAGGGAACTGTACTCGATAATCCATCTGGTTTCAAGATATAATTTAATTGTATGGTGTAGGTCTGATCAGGCGTAGGAGCCACAACTATCGTATTTTCATCCCAGTTACTATAATATTTAGGAGTTCCTTGAACCTCTAAGTTGTTAAATTCTGACATAAAACTGGTATCTCTATATTGTAAAAAATCCCTGTCATTAGCCACTCCAACCCCTGCAGAATCTACAATCTGAGCTGATCTAATAACCAACAAATTTTGTGGAGTATCTATAAATCTTTGACTAGCCACCATTTGAGCGGTCACATATCTTCTATTATTATCAGAGTCCACATCCCTTAGTATTCTAAATTCCGCATTTTCTATGAAACCATTTACAATGGTGTCAGTTAAAACCGTGCTTGTGACCTCCGTGTAGTCTCTAATTTTTTGCACTAATTCAGTGTATGTCATGTTATACTTACCGTTACTTCTCCAAGAGTCGCAGTCGCTTCTCTCCTTCTATTAATATCTGTTGGATTCTCAGGAACCATACTATTATTACTTTGATCTAAAAAAGAATAAGATCCTGGTAAAGTTAAATCAGCAATGATTCCACCGCCACCTCCAGTGTTTAAATCAAAACGTTGAGGTCTTGCTTGTTCTAATCCTTGAGGATCTGCTACAAAAGGTTTTGGTTCTAACTGCGGTTGTTTTTTTTCATATTCTGTAATGTGAACAAAAGCTCCATTCCATTCTGTAACCATTTCTCTCCACGGAAATGCTTGACCACTTCTATCTGATATTGCTAATGCATATTTTCCTTTTGCAAACTTTGACATTATATCTCCGGATAATAAGTTTTAGGTGAGATGTAAACACTCGCTGGTGATCCATCTTCTGTTAATGCTCTTTGTAATTCATCTTCGTAATACAATTTCATCTCTTGAGTTCTTTGTGGAGCTTTTTTCATAGAGATATAATAAGTTAAACCTGCACACATACATGGTACAAATCTATTAACAACATCAGCTTCATTTGTATATTTACCTGCATCTTGAATTCTTTTAACATAATAAAAATAAATAAAGTTACCTGCTTGTGTGTCCCCAGGTGTTAAATACAAAGTGACAGTAACTTTGTCTATAAATCTTTGTACAAAATATTGTGACGGTTGACCGGTAGCGCTTTTGTTTGAAAACGCTTGATACTGTGATCTATTAATTTTTGAAAGAGGTGTGTCTACATCACTTGCATTTCTAAAACTAGCTTCAAGAATATCTGAAACCATATCAACAAAATTAGTTACTGTATCTCCAGAGGAGTGACTTGCAGCTGTAGTGCCATCGGCCCCACGATCGGAGGCAGAGCATATGATGTTATTTCCTGAAATAGATGTATAAGTAATCACTTCAGAATTAATTCTAATTTTACCAGTAGCGTTCATATTTTTAGTTGACGCCACGGGTATTGTAGTAGCTGAATCTGTGATTCCTGATGATAAAGTAGTAGTTATACCATCTGCATTTCCATCAGACGGAGATCTAAATATTTGATATTCATTTTGACCTGACACTAATGTGATAGCAGTTCTTGCAACCTCCCAAAAATGCAGACCTCTGTTGTCCCATTCTTGAAACATTATGTTTAAAGAACGTCTAGCAGATCTTAAATCATTACCAGAATAATCAAAGAATCCTAATCTTTCATAAGACTCAGTTATAATATCATCGATCGAGAGAAATTTCTCGAATGTACTTGTGCCTGAAAAAGCCACGTAAACCTCCTACGAGTTGCTTCCGCCACTATGAAACACAGTTAACTTCGTAACCTGCTCTGTAGTGAAAACAGAATTAAGATTAGTTTTAAATAGAATAGGTGTAGGGAAAATTACAGTTTTACTCTCT